GGGCCTAAACCTTCGATATACACATCGAATTGCTTCGGGGCCACTACGTCAACTCCTCCATTATCGTGACAACCTCACGGCCTGTCAGTTTCTTAACGTCTTCCATCGTCCAGCCTGTACGAACCGCTAGGCGAATGAGTAGTCTGCCGTGACTACCCTCTAAAAAGGTTCGATATTGTCCTTAAGAATATCGACCTTGACCCGGTTTTTGCGGGCCCACGATTTCACGGTTTTAAGATCCCCTGGTTCTTTGTCCTCAAGGTAAAAGTAGGCGATTGTTAGTCGCATCGCTTGTTCGCTTGTGGGGCGGTTCCCGTTTAGCTCTTCATACATCATAAAGTCCACCGGCAGTGTTTCGACTTCTTTTGTTTCGTGATTATCGGACTCGATTTTTAGTCGTGGATACATAATGGGTTCCCCTTAGCCTTATGCCGTTGCGGCAAATGTTACCGAGCCGGTGAATGATGTCGATACGGTTACGACACCATCGGCCGGGTAGGTAAGGTCGGCGGATTCGATAAACATCGCGGCACCTGTCCACGTTCCCGACGTTGACTCGACAACGACCGCGACGGACGCGGCGCCCGCGATAGCGGTTTGCAGTGCGCCATACATGCCCGTTGCTTCATCGAATAAGAAGTCCAGGGTCATAGTGCTGTTTAGGTCGGTTTGATCGAACGCAACCCCGGAAAGGGTTTTAGTCCGGACGATTGTCGGTGTCGTGTTGATCGTTCCCGACGTGATTTGATCCTCGTATTGTGTCGCACCGATTGAGACGGTGAACACGGCTCCAGTTACTCCAATTGCGGGCATTAGTTATCCTTCTTTCATTTGTATTTGGACTTCGATTTCGGTTGTCATGACGGTCCCTTGTGAACCCAGGCTCATTAGTTGCGGCGCGTTCACACTCGCCACGTTTACCGATGCGGGTAGCGCGGCCAGTAGGACATCGAGGGCGTCCTCGGTTGTCGAGATTGCGACCGCGTTGACCCTCACGTTCACGTTAAGGAGTAGCCGCCACCGCACCGCATAATTAAGGGTGGATCCAATGCGGGTCGGTTGCACCCACGGGGAATCCGGGACAATGACGACCGACGGGGTCACAGGGACTGTGGGAACCGTGTCGTAGATTTTGTACCCGAGCCCGGTCAAGCTCGTGACGATTAACTCCCGTGCTTCCGTGGTGAGTGCCATTACCCGACCATCGTCGTCATCTGTTTATAGGGTGCCAGTAGGACAGTGACCCGGGCCATGAGCGCCGAGTTAATCCGTGGTGAAGGTGTGAAGTCCACGCTAATAGATTCGCCCCCGGCGGCGTACGCCGCCTGGTATGTCTCGACCGCTATGGTCATGGCGGCAATTTTTAGGGGTGCCGGTTCCGCTTCGAACGAAACAAGCGTGACTAGGTAACCGATCAGGATACACGCAGAGTTCGCGTGCAAGTCGAGCACGAGACTGTCGGGTGTCTCGTACTCGATATCCAGATTATCGGCCAGTTCCTGACCGGTTACCAATGCCATATGACCTTCACTACCTTCCGAGGGGTTGTTAGTTTTTAGGACACAACTTCTAGGGACACGATTCCGGCGGCGGTGTAAGCGGCGCTAACCCCGTAACCGTAGATTGCGATGTCGCGGCCAAGGTTGGCTACGTTCTCCGCCGTGGCGAGGGCTGGACCGTCTTCGATCCAGGAGGCGGTCGCTGTGTTCGATACGAGGATCGCACCGGCTGCGAGGTTGCGGTCGTGAATTACGGGAAGGCCGGAGACGTTTACTCCGAGAGTGCCAGCGGTCGCCACACCTGACACGTTCGAGACGGGGTAGGCCGATGGGAAGAACGTGGACCATCCACCGATTTCTGCAAACACGTTGCTGGCGACCAAAACGAACTCTGCCCCGCGACCGGTTGCCGTTTCCACGGTGACCGACGCCTGGAATACTCCGGCGCGGAATTCCGCGCCTGTCGTGTCACCGGCAAAGTTGTAGTTCTGTGGAGTGCTGGCAACGAGCATGGCGTCGACGAATGCGTTATCGGTGATCAGTGCGTAGGACGCGACCATGATCCGATTGTGTGCGTCGAGGTAGGAAGGGCTTGAGCGCTGGAGCAACTGGTAGGAAATATCTGAACCGGCTGCGAACGTCTGAAGGCTTGCCGTGCCCTTTTTGATGTCGATCCGAACGGAATTAACTTCGGTCTTTTCTGTGGTCTGCTGCTCAACAATGAGTGCTAGGTCACCGTCAAAAAAAGGCCAGGCAAACTCCATGCCACTTGTTCCGGCGGATTCCACACCAAAAGCGGTGATACCTGGTCGACCAAGATCGACGATGTTCTTAACATCTAACATCCAGTTAGGCGGGAGTAAGCCGGGGTTGTTTGTGGTGATCTGGTCTGCGAGTGCGCGGGACTCTACTTCACCTGCGAGCACTGCCTTGGAGTATTCACCGAACGAACGGTAGGAACTCATTGGGTGCTGAGCCTCTGACGTGTATGCCTTAGCGGCGATTGTTTGTACTTCCTCGCGTAGTGCTTTTAGTGATTCGCGTGCTTCAATGTCAACCGAGTTAACCTCGGTTGACTCGGTTGTTTCTAACATTGTTGCTCCTTCTTCTTCTCTTATGGCGCTTACTCCGGCTGTGGAGTAGGCAGGGTAGGGGGTTAGTGAGACTTCGAGTAGGTTCGCGGCTGTGTGCTGTATCGCGTCCCGGGCTTTGCTCATGATCGACTTCACGGGGTTAAACCCGACGGAAAGGCCCTTGATTGTTGAGGTTCTGGCGAGTACGGCGGCATCGCGGCCTAGGGCCGTGTCCACTATTTCAAAGTCGATATAGAGACCGTCTTCGCGGTTTTCGGCCCCGGTGATCTTGCCGACCGGTTCCCCATGCCGGTAGGCCAGTGGCTTACCGATCACGTTGGTTAGGTCGAATGAACCAGGGGCAAAGGATTCGCGGACGCCACCGATCATGGTCTCGGACCCGTAGGGGACTGCCATGCCGTGACCTGACCCGACGATGTCGCCGCTTTTGTCTTCACGTTCTTCGAAGATGACGACTGATTCCGTGTTGAGTTGTTTCACCTTAGGGCTCCATTCATGTTAAACACGCCGAGTGTTGGTAGGTCTAAAAGGTTTTGGGCTTCCTCCACACTAATAACTTCCAGCGGTAGGAGCTTCGTTATCACTTCCGCAAGGGCCGCTACGTCGTCACGTAGGAAGGCGGTCGTATCGAAGTCAATTACGTAACCCGTCGGGGTGACATCGGGCATCGAAAGGCGTTGCGCTACCAGATTCATTACGGGGCGTAGGGCCGTATCGACGAGATTTTTATATAAGTCCACCCTGTTTGAATACGTGAGGCTTGAACCTGGTACACCGGCCCCCACCCAAATTGGGTCTAGGTTGCAGAACCTTGCCACTGCTACGGCGCTCAAATTCTTAGCCTCGACGAGTTGCACATCGCGGGCCGAGAATCCCATGACTTGAGCGTCGATCGTGTTGTTCAAGTATGCGGTGCCACGGTTGGCGCGGGCTTCCTCCCACGCATCGAGTAGGGCGTCGACCTGGTCGGCGGGGAGATCCGGCCCGGAATTCTTTAATGCCACCGTGGGTATAGGGGTCTCGGAATACATGAGGGTCGCGGCCTCGAGGGCTGCCGCCGTCGTAATCGCCGTAGCCCCGTTGGCGAGCCATCCGCCTTCACCTGACCCGTAGAATTTGATGACATCCCGGGTCGGTACTCGTCGGGAAAGATAATAGAACGGGTCCGCCGGTGGTTGCTGAGTCTCTTCGATCCCCGCGAAGACGGCCGGTGTGTCGATGACGTCCTCGACCCTCATAACCTCAACCGATACGGGGTATCCGGCAAAGTCCCGATCAATCACGAGCCAGTAGGCCCGGTCAAACATGAGTAGGTCTGAGAGTGTGCGCTGGATAACGTTGGCGTATGGGTAGATCGGTGACGGTTGGCTAAGGAGCTGCCGGGCCGGTACGGGTTGCCCATCAAAGTATTCCCGCAATGGGAACGCGCTAATCGTGTGCGTGTACGTCTTGAGGGCGTCAACAAAAGCCGGGACTTGCATGGCGGTGGTCCGAGTTGATCGACCGGCCAACTGGTTAGTGAGCAAAGCGTAAAGGCCCGAAGATTCACGTACGTGCGCGGCTGCAGGTTCCTGTGCTGTCACCATCGTCCGGGAAAGGGACTCTTGACCGCGCACGAGTGAAAGGGCTCGGGGGAACACCATGGGGCCAGTGTAGCCCCTTACCACGGTTTGATCGCGTTTGTGTGCGTTTGCGTGATTTATGCGTGTCGGCGTGTCGCTTCATCGTCGGGGACATCCCACCACGTTACAAGTGTTTTCATAACCCACGCGGGGCGATCCGCTGCACACCTAGCAGTAAGGACGGCCAGCGGGGCGGTGAGATCAATGAATACGGCGGCGTTGCGTTTATATAATTGTCGAGCGTTCGAGCCGGGTTTCGAGTCGATCACGTAGGCGTCATTCTTGCGGCTAATAATTATCGCGGCGGCCACGGCGCTTTTCCTCATAAGCCGGGCCGTATCCCGGATGTGTTTCGGGTACGTATGGTGAGCGCACTCTTCATAGGCGATTGATAGGGCGATACGGTCAAGGTCTACGACGATGTCACCTTCGACGGCGTACCGTTTGGCGTAGGTTGATTTACCGACGCATGGCGGGCCGGTAATAATGTAGAGGGTCATGCGCGTCGAGGTCGGCGTGAGCGAATCATTGCCACACTACGAGGCGTTTTGGAGGCTTGAGACACGGCAAACATAACAGCACGCCCGGCATAAATTCCGCTTCTACCCATTGGGGCTGTGATAACCCACCCGCCTTGACGCTGCGATATCGTCGAATTCCCAAAATGTTCCTGCAGTATTTGGCTGCCATCGTGCCGAATTTGGAGGCGACTAAAGAGGTCTACGAGGATTTGGGTTGCTACCACTGCCTCACGTTGACCGACCAGGTCATCAAACTTTTCACGTATGCGATCCACATAACCCGGGGTCACTTGGATGTACAGGCTCGGATGCAGGGCCCTGATCTTGCGTAGTTGTTCGTCCACTTCCACAATCGTGCGGTGTGTAGTCACCCTGACAACAATGTGCCCGTTCACGTTCGGGGCTGCTATTGCGACGGCGTGACCCATACCATCGAAGTCACACTCCACCGCAACACTCCAAACCCCGTCCGAGGGGAGTTCGACCAGGGGGTCGAGACAGGCATTCCAATACGACTCCTTGAGCCAATGGTTCGACCGGATGACCCACATGTTTAAGTATTCACGCCTAAAGGCGCTCTCTTCGATGCGGTGCCATTGCTGCCGGACAAACGCTTCCCGTTTATCGTCCCACGCCGGTGACCCCCATCGCCACGTATCGACCTGGTCGGGGTCGGCTTCTGCCGGTGC